TTTACGTGACTATCGTACACAGTTTGATTTTGCACAGGTAACAGAAACTACATTTGCGCATAAAGTTTGGCCGGCTAAACATCCAATAGCAGGCGAACCTGTTGTGTTGCGTGATTATCAAATTGAAATTATCAATAAGTTTTTAAGTAACCCACAATGCCTACAGGAAATTGCCACAGGTGCAGGCAAGACATTGATCACTGCGGCATTAAGCTATAGTTGTGAACCTTACGGACGCACTGTGGTAATTGTACCCAACAAAAGCCTAGTAACACAAACAGAAGCAGACTATATTAACCTAGGGTTAGATGTGGGTGTTTACTTTGGTGATCGTAAAGAGTTTGGACATACACATACAATCTGTACTTGGCAAAGTCTAAACATCCTGCTTAAAAATACCAAAGCACACGAAGCAGACATTACCATAATGGAATTTTTAGAAGGCGTTGTATGTGTAATGGTAGATGAAGTACACATGGCCAAAGCAGATGCGCTTAAAACACTACTTACTAGTGTAATGGCACACATTCCTATCCGCTGGGGATTAACCGGCACAATACCTAAAGAAATGTACGAGTTTATGGCATTAAAGTGTTCACTAGGCGAAGTTTTAGGCAGATTAAGTGCCAGTGAATTACAAGACCAGGGTGTACTTGCTAACTGTCACGTGAACATTGTACAGCTAATAGACCATGCAGAATATAAAGATTATCAAAGTGAGTTAAAATATCTATTAGAGACTGACAGTCGAATCGATTACATAAGTAAAATGATAGAGCGTATTAGATCGACTGGTAACACACTCGTTTTAGTTGATAGAATTGCTCCAGGCAAGGCATTAGTTGACTTGGTCAAAGATGCAGTGTTTGTATCAGGAGGAACAAAAGCAAATGATAGAAAAGACAGTTATGATGAGTTTGCAACCAGTGATAACTTTGTTGCTGTTGCCACTTATGGTGTCGCTGCTGTTGGCATCAATATTCCTCGTGTTTTTAACCTTGTGCTTATTGAGCCTGGTAAGAGTTTTGTTAGGGTCATCCAGAGTATTGGAAGGGGCATACGCAAAGCAGAAGACAAAGACTTCGTTCAGATCTGGGACGTAACATCAACTTGTAAGTTTGCCAAAAGGCATCTTACAGTCAGAAAGAAATTTTATACAGAAGCAAACTATCCTTATGCGGTAGAAAAAACGGAGTGGAAGTAACACATGCACATCTTAACCCTTGAAAATCAAGCCTATGAAATGAACGAAATCCCCGACGAAGTTGAGGATCTGCGTTTTGCTATATTAGACAATAGTGACCCAAAGAATCCGGACTATTTCTTTATTCCGTTAATCTTCTTAGAATCATTTAACAGTCCGGCACTGGTATTAAATATTAACGGTAATATAGTAAAAATGCCAGTAGATTGGCAGGTACTTATTGGTGAGCCCGACATAGGTGATTTAGAAGTAATACCACTTACATCAATTAATGATCGAGGATTTAGTGTATTTGCTTTTAATCCCTTGTCAAGTTTTAAACCAGAGTTCTTTAACATTGAGATTATTGATATCTACCAAGATGTGAAATGGTATTTCCCTAAACTCAAACCCGGTCAGATGTTGGCAGTACCGGTCGAATCAGAAGATTCACCTTTATGTGCTTACTTTGTTAAGGATATTAGTCGTCAAAGTGAAATTGTAGATTACAGTAAGATTTGGTAATATGATATTTGAAAGTCCAGACAAAGGCAAGACTGTGTATAGTAGAGCAGCTGGTCAAACAGAACGTACATTATATAGCATAGATGATGACATGGAAGATATGTTTGCGACTATTCGCGAGGATAGACTATGGGAGGCTATTCGCAATGAATCAAAGACAAATAAGACTTTACAAGCTGCGCTGGATCATGCTATAATGATATATAAGTTATCAAAGGAATATAAAGATGGCGTATAATCCAGCCCAATTTAAAGCAAAGAAAAAACGTGCTGTAGATCCAAATGCTCCGCCGCGCCCTAACTTGCTGTCACATGACAAAGTTATTAGAGAACAAAAAGATGTTATCTTAGATTTGCAACTACAGATACGTAGACAAGCTGAGGAATTAGAAAGCCTTAAGTACAAATATAATAACATGCAACAAAGCATAACTGGAATTCTTAGCTATTTGCAAAAAAGTAAATGATGAGTTTAAGTAAGAAAATTCTTTGTTTGGGAAATAACAGTGAAGACACTGATGTCAAAACCCGAGCAATTGCCTATAGTGATTTGCAAGAGTATCACGGTCTCATTACCGAAATTATCCCTATTGTTGATGGGTATTATCAAACTAGCATATATGATATAGAATACGGCAAATTAGTGGAATTAATTAAATTATTTGATGAAGTTGTTATATTAGATCAATCAAAAGCAGACTGGACCCATCCAGATGCATTCTATAATACTATACGTATAGCCAAGCAAGCGGAAGAATTTGTTAAAGTAACGTGGTTAGATCAATCCTATTCTACTGATGTAACATTATTTGAAGAATTAGTTACAACAAATAAAAGTTTTTGTATTTTTCCTTTTATTGAATTATTAGTCCATAATGGATCTACTACTGTTTGTTGTCGGTCGTTTAAGCCAATTACAAAATTATCTGCGTTGACTAATTTTCAAACAGACTCCGAGTATAAAAAAATACGTGATTCTATGCTGGCTGGCAAATTATTACCCGAGTACTGCAGCACTTGCTACAACTATGAATCAAAAGGTATGGTGAGTGCCCGAAAACAAGAAACGGTTGAATGGGCAAATCGACTAAATTTAACCTCATTAGATGATTTAGCTAATATTACTTCTCCTGCTTATTACGAAGTGCGGGCAAGTAATGTATGTAATTTACAATGTAGGATGTGTGGTCCTGAGAGTAGTAATCTAATAGAGAAAGAATATAAAACAATAGGAATATATGAAAATGTTCCTCTGATTGACTATACAGATTTTAAATTTATCGATTTTACTAATTTAAAAAAATTATATGTATCTGGTGGTGAACCCACAGCAATGCCCGAATTTTATGAGTTTCTACAGACATGTATTGAACAGAATAATACTTCTTTTGAATTTCTCGTTAATACAAATGCCACTAAGTTTAGTAAAAAATTGCTTAATCTATTTGCTCAATTTAGTAATTTGCAATTTGTTGTTAGTATAGATGGATTAGATTCAGTTAACCACTATATCAGATGGCCGGCTGAATGGAGTAATATTATCGATAATGTACATAATCTTAAAGAACGCGGGCATATTATTACTTTTAACACAACAGTATCGATATACAACATAACTAATCTTTATTTGTTATTACAATTTTTTGATACAGAATTTCCAACAACATTAGCGCATTGTCAACTTGCTGGATCGTCCGATAATGTGCTATCTCCTTTTCTTTTTCCAGAATCAGTTAATACATTAAAAGATATAATTAATTTAAATTGTTATAAAAATGATCCATTACTTGCAAGTTTTATTGATGGACTTATTACACATTTTAGTAGTACCAATGATGTCGATGTTGCGAGATTAACAAAGTTTTTTGAATTCAATGATAAACTAGATGTTTCACGGAATATTCGATTAATTGATTATATTCCTGAGCTTGACAATTGTAGGAAATACATAGTATAATAATAGATGAGTTCAAGTTTACAAATCAATGATGAGATGGCAGCATATGATCGCAAAGATCGTGCTTACTACGATAACTTTACAGAAGAAGATCGTAAGAAGTTCAGCACCTATCTAATGCTACGCTATGGTGCTAGTGTTACTGGTTCAAGTGACCTACAGGCATATTATCTATTGGCAGTAAATGAACGTGTAAACAAAAACTTCTTCGACCTAAACAAACATCCAAAACTACAATGGTTATCATGTACAACTGTCAGTCCAGGCATGGGCAGACAAAGTCATTACTGGCAAGGTACTAAAAAGAAAGAAGGCAACAGCAAAGCATCAAAGTTTCTTGCTAAACTATATCCTAACCTACGTCAAGATGAACTTGATGTGCTGGTGGCAATTAACGATACTAAAAGTCTTAAACTCTTAGGCCAACAACTAGGCATGGATGATAAGACTATTAAGAAAGAGTTGGAATGATTGATGAAATAGTATCAACTTGGAATGAAGGTAAAACTACTATAGAAGCCGCACCAACATATACCTGTAAATATTGTTCAAAGGAATTTCGTAAGGAAAGTACTTTGGCTGCGCATCTGTGTGAGCCCAAACGTCGTTGGCAACAGGAAAAAGAAGTTGGTGTACAGTTTGGCCTACAAGCATACCTACGTTTCTTTGAACTAACACAAGGTTCGGCTAAACTAAAGAGCTATGCTGACTTTATCACAAGTCCTTACTACACAGCGTTTGTTAAATTTGGTCGTCATATTATTGGTATACGTGCTGTAAATCCACGAGCATTTATTGAATATGTGATTAAACAAAATAAGAAGATTGACCACTGGACACATGAGGTTGTATACTTAGAATACCTGCATCAGTATATGCGTAAAGAAGCAGTACAAGATGCACTTGAGCGGGCATTAACGGAGATGCAGAATTATGTGGACGAAAATACAGAATTATTTCCAAACGGGTTTAAGGACTATTTTAGATCAGCTAATGCGAATCGTGTATGCCATCACATTGCCAATGGCCGTATTAGTCCTTGGATTGTGTTTAACTGTGATTCGGGCATTGCATTCTTGGATTCATTGGGCGAGGAGCAAGTTACGCAAATAATTACAATGATTGACCCGGAGTATTGGCAACGTAAGTTTAAAGACTATTTGGCTGATACCGAATGGGTCAAATCAATTTTAAAAGATGCAGGCTTGTAATGACTGATACTACAAAATTAATCACCGAAGTAGTTAATATGCGCACTGACATATTATATCTAATTCACCTGGTAGAAAAATTGGAAGCTAAGATTGCTAAACTAGAACAGGTGGCTGTTACTCCTCCAATGAATCCTTTTAAAGGAAAGATCATTGAAAAACTATGAAAGACGGGTGGGCGGGACATACACCTCACAACAAAGGTAAAAGAAGTGACACAATTAAATAAAAAATTTGCCAGCGATGTCGATATAGATTTTGCTGACCGTGAACAGATAATCGGTTTACTTGATGTCACTCCTGCGAGTATAGTACGTGATGGTGGTTTAGTTAAACACAACACTGGCGTGTATGCTACAGACATTCCTATAGATCCATTTACAGGACAGGCAAGTTTAGATCATAATGCTGCAGAAGCCCGTGGCTATGTTAAACTAGATTTTCTTAATGTTAACTTGTATAAACAGGTTAGAGATGAAACTCATTTAGTTGAGTTGATGCGTGAACCGGACTGGGCTAAGTTGTATGATCCGGACGTATGTGCAAAGCTAATGCATGTTAATGGGCATTACGATTTGTTATTGCAGATGCCTGAACCTGTGGATAGTATTCCTAGATTAGCTATGTTCTTAGCTATCATTCGTCCTGCTAAAAGACATTTAGCTGGGCGTACTTGGAAAGAAGTTGCTCTTACTGTATGGGATCGACCTGCGGATGACACTTATTACTTCAAAAAAGCCCACGCAATTTCCTACAGTCAATTGGTTGCGGTAAATCTTAACTTAATTACATCTTCCGAATTAAAGTAATACTTCTGCGTTTACTTCTTTTCGACGCAATTTCTCTTAGACTTACATACGGCCCGTGTTGTATTACAACATCTTTGCTGTTGAATGTTTTTAAACAAACTCTAAACTCTGTCCAATCCTGCTTTAAAAACACGTTAATGGGTATAAGCCTGTTACTTTCCCACCACCACTGATCTGCCATAGCTAAAAACATTGTTTTTTGCTCTATGGTACGCAGTGCG